ATCTTTTAAAGAGAAACAGTCATGACTAAAAAGCGCAAGAGTGCTGATCAAAATGTACTCACAGATGAGCAAAAAGAGCTTCTGCACTCTCTTAATCCAAGACAGCAAAAGTTTGTCATGAATATGGTCAAGGGGATGAATCAGACGCAAGCTTACAAAGCGTCAGGATATAACCCAAAGTCTGACGATAACGCAAGATCGATGGCTGCAAAACTATCAACAAATGTCAACGTAAAAGCAGCTTATGAGTCGTTGATGAGGCCAGCGGTTGAAAAAGAGGCTTCAGAGGCCGTTGCGACACGAAACGAAGCGCTTGAAATTCTGTCTGGAATGGCAAGACGTGATCTTGACCCGTTTTCACAGAGCTATTCTGACAAGCTGACAGCAATCAAACTACTCGGTCAAATGCAGGGCTGGGACAAAGCGAGCGATAAGGACAAAGAACAGACTAACAGCTTACTTGCGTTTGTATCAGGTGTCACAGACACGTACCAGGGCAACCCCGCTGATATTATCGGCAACAGGGGCGACGATGAGTAAGTCTGAGCAGCTACAGCTTGATAAGTTAGCTGAGGACTTTAAGTGCCAAAAGTGGCGCTTGCACAATCTGTATAAGATCAAAAACAAAGACGGCAAGGTCGTACCCTTCCGCCCTAACTGGGCTCAACAGCTTTTCTATGACGATATGTGGTATCTAAACGTGATACTCAAGGCGCGTCAGCTTGGTTTCTCTACGCTAATCAACATCATTCAGCTAGATACGTGCTTGTTCAACTCAAATTACTTCGCTGGGATAATCGCTCAAGACAAAGAGGCGGTGAAAAAGATCTTCAGTCGCAACGTAAAATTCCCGTTCTCTCAGCTTCCCGGCCAGCTTCAAGAAGTTCTTAAGGGCCGATCTGACAGTGCTAACAACATGTCATTCAGCAATGGCAGTGAGATAAACGTCGCAACAAGCATGCGTTCGGGTACTGTTCAGTTCTTACATATCTCTGAATTTGGCAAGATCTGCGCTAAGTATCCCGAAAAGGCTAAGGAAATTGTCACTGGATCGCTCGAAGCTGTTGGAAAGGGCAATATCGTAGCTATCGAGTCAACAGCGGAAGGGCAAGCAGGGTATTTTTACGACTACTGTGAGACAGCAAAAGGGCTCAAGGAGTCCGGCAAGAAGCTAAGCCCACTCGATTATAAGTTCTTCTTCTTTCCTTGGTGGCAAGAGCCCACGTATGTGCTCGATCCTCAGTACGAGACAATCACAAGAGAGCAACAGCGCTATTTTGATGAGCTGGACCAATATCACGACATCAAAACAAGCGCAGAGCAGCGTGCATGGTACGTCAATAAGCTTAATAAACTCGGTTCGGATATGAATCGGGAGTATCCAAGCACACCCGAGGAGGCATTCGCTAACGCAATCGAGGGAACGTATTACTATCACGAGCTGCATCAAGCACAAGCACAGAACAGAATACGCGAGCTGCCCATCCAAGATGTTCCAGTGGACACTTACTTTGACTTGGGGCGCAACGACAGCACAGCAATATGGTTCTCGCAGAAGATTGGCGGCAACTATTACTTCGTGGACTTCTACGAAAACAGCGGCTACGGAATCAAGCACTACGCTGACAAGCTTGCAGAACTCAAAGAAAAGCATGGGTGGGTGTATGGCACTCATTACATGCCGCACGACGCACGGGTGACTGATTTTAGCGAATCGAGCAATCAAACAAGGCAACAGTTATTCGAGGGGTTTGGCGTCAAACCTATTGAGTTGATCCCCCGAACTAATGATCTAATGCAAGCAATCACTGTCACACGATCGTTTCTAAGTAAATGCTGGTTCGATTCCGTTCGGTGTGAGCAGGGTTTGAAGTGGCTCAGGCTGTATCGCAAGGATTGGGACGAGACACGCGCATGTTACCGTGACCAACCCGCACGCGGACCACAGAATCACGCGGCTGATGCGTTAAGGCAAGCAGCACAAGCGGATATAGACGAAGTGGACACAAGGCCGTTGCAAAAAAGGCGTCGAACACGGACAGCACGCACAGCATAAGGAGCGAAACGGTGAAACCGAATGTAGAATTTAGCTATGTGGACCAGGGCGACGGCGACGGCGAACAGCCGATGCTTGTACTTTGGCGTGTTCGGACTGGCAGGCAGCGGTACAAAGTCATGATCCCGCAACGCCTGGCTCATGTTTTCGTGAGTGAGGCGGATAATGTGGACGGATCAGCGCTATATACCCGGTGCTCAACGTACTGCGACGTGCTGTATGGCCACGGCCAATGGCTACCGGGCGAAGCGAAAGCTGTGTGTGATCTTGTACTCGATAATCTCGATAAGCTAATCCGTATGCCACCGGCACCCGACAAAAGCAAAAAAGAAGTCGAAAAAGCAATCGAACGTGCAGGACTGAAGTTCACGGTCAACGGCACAACACTCGTGGATGCGTCATGATAGAGAATTACGACACAAAGAAAATGCACGATCCTGATATCAGGTATCAGTTGCCGGGGGAGTATGACGACACACCCGAGGCCCCTTTATCTGATCTGGACGGGGAAAAAGCTGAAGCAAAGCTGAAAAAGCTTCAAGACTGGGTGTATCAAGAGCGTGTCCGTCAGTCTGAAAACCGCAAAGAGCAAGCGATCGACGCTAATTACGCTGACGGTTTGCAATGGACGCAAGAAGAACAGCAGGAAATGGAAGAGCGTGGACAGATACCGCTTGTCTTCAACGAAATCAAACCCGCTGTTGAATGGATCTTGGGGACAGAGCAGCGCACAAAAGTCGATTGGGACGTATTGCCCCGTCGAGAAGAAGGCATCGACGACGCTAAGACAAAGACAAAAATCCTCAAATATCTCAATGACGTTAACCAGACCAGCTTCAAACGGTCCTTCGCTTTCCGACACTGTGTCACTGTGGGCGTGGGCTGGATGGAAACGCACATAAGCACAGACCCAGAAGACGAGCCCATCAGGCATGGCAATGAACACTGGCGGAACGTCTGGTGGGATTCACTCAGCACACAAGCAGATTTGAGCGACGCACGTTATCTGTTCCGGCAGCGCTACATTGATTTGGATATCGCAGTAGAAATGTGGCCAGATCGAGAAGAGAAACTACGCTCATACGCTGAAAACCGGACAGATGCACCCAATTATGACGAAGATAGCTGGATACAATCTCAAGTCTATTACGATAGTAGTTCAAGCCTTTCGACCCGTGTGGATGATGCACTTGCGGCGTCGCACAACCGGCGGATGGTCGTACCGGTTATTGAAATGTGGTATCGAGAGCCGAAAAAAGCGCATAAAGTTCGCGGTACTGATAAATACGCGGGACGGATATACGACGCGGCTAATGATGAAATGGCTGCCCTGGCCAAGGCTGGTACGATTAGTTTGCACGAAGCAGTATTTATGGAAATGCGCTTAGCAATCTTCTTAGATGAGGGCTGCTTACTCCACGACTCACCGAGCCCCTACCACCATAACCGGTTCCCTTTGCACCCGATCTGGTGCTACAGGAGAGATATTGATGGCATGCCCTACGGCATTGTGCGTAACGCCAGAGATGCGCAGTTCGATCTTAACAAGCGAAGAGGCAAATCACTTTGGTTGCTTTCCACGGTTAGAACAATCATGGAAGAAAACGCAGTCGCAGACCTGGACGAGTTCATCGACGAAGTTGGACGACCCGACGCTGTTATCATCAAGCGAGCCGGAAAGGAACTTGAGATACAGCACAACAACGCACTGGCAAACGAGCACATTGTCCTAGAAGACAGGGACAAAAACTATATCCACTCAACAAGCGGAGTCACTGCGGAAAATCTGGGACACGAGACTAATGCAGTCAGCGGGAAGGCTATTCAGTCAAGACAAACTCAGGGCACAGTGGTAACAGGCCCGATATTCAGCAACCTTCGACAGGCTTACAAGTGGCAAGGGCAAATATCGCTGTCTTTAGTCGAGCAATTTTATAACGATGAGAGAGAGTTTCGCATAACAGGCGAAGACGGAGAACACGAGTTCGTTGGCGTCAATCAGTTTGACCCTGAAACCGGAGAGTACACAAACGACGTCACAGCACGACAAGCTGACTTTGTGGTGAGTGAGACTGACTTTAGGGAGTCAGTGCGCCAGGCCATGTTCGAACAGATGATGAATATGCTAGGGCAGCTACCGGGCGAGCTGTCTATCAAGATGCTGGACATGGTGTTTGAGCTGTCGGATCTTCCGAAGAAAGACGAAATGGTTAAGCGGATCAGGCAGCTTAACGGTATGCCCGCACCAGACGAAACCGAAGAGGAAGCGATGCAGCGACAAGAGGCCGAAGCAGCCGAGCAAGAGATTATGCAGCGCGAGCGTATGAGTGCAATCGAAGAACGCGAAGCGGCAGCAGCTATGAAGCAAGCGCAAGTGCAGCAAATCATGGGGCAAGCGGTCAAGCTTAAGAGTGAGAACGTTAAGACTCAATTGGAAGCTATCAAGACTGGAATGGAAACAAGCGGCATGATGGCTCAGGCACCGGACATAGCGGAAATGCTCGATGACCTAATGCAAGAACTTGGGCCACTGATCGAGGGCGCTGAAGCGACGCAGGCCCAGGCAGCACAAATGAAGCAAGAAGCAATGCAGATGCAGATGCAGATGCAGCAAGAATCGGCAATGCAACAACAACAGGCAAACATGCCTCCACAGCAACTACCAGACGACGAGGTGCCACCCAATGGCGACGGATACCAATACTGAGCAAGAGGTTCAGACACCGGACGATAATATCCCCACTGGTGACATAAGCGAATCAGAATTAGCAGGCTTGTCTGACGAAGAGCGTGCAGCATTATCTGATGACTCAGACGAAACAGCGGAGGCTGAACCGGATGATCAAGAAGAGGCTGCCGCAGAAGCAAGCGACGAGGGAGAGAAACCGAAGGACGGTGAAGAGGCTGAAGAAGAAGCCCATGCAGATGAGGCGCCAGAGGCGGACGAGGAAGTAAGCGCTAAGGACGAAGAGCCCGACGAAGAGGCACCCAAGCTTCCCGAGCAGCGCAAAGTTGCGGATCTCAACGAGTTTGACGGAAAGATCAAAGAGATTGAGGACGCATTAAACGAGCTGGATACACAGGTTGCCGATGGGGACATTGATCTCACGGATCACATTAGGCAAACACGGCAGCTGCAAGACGCTAAAACCCAAATCATGCTTGAGAAAGCAAACGCTCAGCGAAACGCAGAAGAGAACCAACTAGAGATTGGGCGTCAGTGGGACCAGGCCATTGACCAGTTCTATTCTGAACCAGCCAACAAGGTGTTTGATGCTCCCGACCAAGGCGGCAATGAACTAGCATTCGAGACAATGCGTAACTGGTTGATGAAGCTTCAGGAAAAGCAGCCAGGCCGGGCTCCGTCATGGTATCTGAATAAAGCCAAGGCCGACGTTTCGGAAATGATGGGATTAGCAACGCAACAGCAACAAGAGCCGAAGAAGCGTCGCAAGTCTGCATTGGATGGGGCAAACATTCCCAACACGTTGTCAGAGCTACCAGCTGCAAAGAACAACACGGTCCAGGGTGAGTTCAGTCACTTGGACAAGCTGTCAGGCGAAGAGCTGGAAGAAGCGGTGGCACGCATGACACCGGATCAGATGGACAGATGGGCCAGGCTATGAGCTTACAAGTTGATATTCGTGAAGATGATGTGTTGCGAATCGGAGAAGCACGAATCAAACTGATACATAAAAGCGGCAGATTAGTACGTCTCGACGTAGAGGCACCAACGTATGTGGCAGTAGAAATCACAAAAACGTTGAACGCCGCACCCAAGATTGGGTTTAAACCGGCACAAGATAGCCGGCACACATAACAATTAAATACAGCGCATGAGTGCTACCCATAAATCACTTAAATGTGAGGTGTACTCATGGCACGTACAATTGTTGGCCTTAACGATGCCAAGGCCGTAAAAAAATATGCAACGTTCTTAGCTGTCGATACCGCTCGCGTATCTTACTGGCAGCGTAAATTCATGGGTAAAGGCCCTGAGTCTTCTACTCCCGTCCAAATGCTTACTGAGTTGGAAAACGACGCAGGCGAGCAAATCACTTATGACCTCAACATGCAGTTAAAGCAAGAGCCGGTCGAGGGTGATGATGTTCAAGAGGGCACAGAAGAGGCCCTGAAATTCTACACGGACAACGTTTACATTGATCAAATGCGTGGTGGTGTTAACACTGGCGGTCGCATGACTCGTAAGCGTACCCTGCACGATCTTCGCAAGCTGGCACGTAAGCGTCAGTCTGAGTGGTGGGGCCGAGTATTCGATGAGCTTTTCTTCATGTATGGCTCTGGTGCTCGCGGTATCAATGCTGACTTTATCTACCGAACCACTTTCACTGGACGGGCAAATAACTCTTTTGCTGCTCCTGATGCGGATCACATTCTTTACGGCAACGATGCTACTTCAAAGGCGACTATCAGCAACGACGATCAGTTTGATCTGACATTGATTGATAAAGCTAAGACCAAAGCGACAGTAATGGGTGGTGGTACCGAGGAAATCCCACAGATCCAACCCATTATGGTTGATGGTGAAGAGCACTACGTGATTGTCATGCACCCATGGCAAGAATACGACGTGCGCACCAACGCTAGTGCTGGACAGTGGTTGGACATTCAAAAGGCTGCTGCTGGATCGGAAGGTAGAAAGAATCCGATCTTTAAAGGCGCTTTGGGCATGTACAACGGTGTTGTGCTTCACAGTCACAAAGGTGTCGTTCGGTTCAGTGATTACGGTTCCGGCGGTAACTTAGGTGCTGCACGTGCTCTGTTCATGGGTGAGCAAGCCATGGTTTGCGCGTTTGGATCTCCCGGCACCGGTCTTCGATTCGACTGGCACGAAGAGTCACGCGATAACGGCAACCAAGCTGTTATCTCTACCAGCACAATCGTTGGTATGAAAAAGTGTCGATTCAACAGTAAAGACTTCGGTGTTATGGCATTGGATACCTACGCTGTAGATCCAACGTAATTTAACTGATTGGGGGCACAGGCCCCCTTTCCGGTTTGGTGAATAAGACTTAAAGCAAACAAGAGGTAAAAACCATGGCTACTTATAACGCCGCATTAGCAACAGATCAGTTCCCCGCTGTTTCTGCTACTGCTGCCGGTCAATGCACCGCGTCTCGTGGTGAGCTGACTGTTAGCACTGCATTAGCTGACACCGACGTCATCAACCTATGCAAGCTTCCTGCTGGTCACGTGGTTGTTGATTTCATCTTAGATTCTGACGAGCTTGATACGGGCGCTGATGCAATCACGATGAAAGTTGGTATTACTGGTGATGATGATTGCTTAATTGCAAGCACCACAGTTGGTCAGGCAGGAGGAATTGCGCGTATGAGTTCTGTTGCTGGACTTAGGTTAGCGCCGTCAGACTCAGACAGAACAGTGTTGGTGACAGTTACGGCTAACCCTGGAACAGGCGCAACAGGCGTCAAACTAGGCGGCACGCTGATCTCACGACCAGCAACCGACTTAGACAAGTAATACAGGTGAGCCCCGCATGAGTGGGGCTTTTCTCTAACTCAAAGAGGACGGCCAAACATGGCTTTGATAGAAAGTATCATCAAGCGCAAAAAGGATCTCACGGTCACGATGGACGATGAGACGTATGTTTTCCCCGTGGATGGGAAAAAGCCCTATTGCTGTGAGGTAAAGAACCCAACTCACATTCAGCGATTCTTGATGATTACCGAAGGTTACAAGATTCATGGTGCGGACACTCTGAAAGCAGAGAAACCCAAGCCAGTAGAAGATGAGCCTATCACTGTTGATGATGATACTGCCGAGTTTGATCTTGGGACTTTGGACCAGTGGAGCAACCGAAAGCTAGGCGCTTTTGCTGTATCGATCGGAATGAACGAGAAGAGCAAAGAGAACATCTTTGATATTGCTCAGCAACAGTACGACCTGAAGCTTGATAAGCGAAAGAACCCACACGCAATGATTAGACAATTCGCTGAAGCATTGCGTGACGGTAGTTTGGTTGAATCTTAAAACAATAACGACGAGTAGGTCTTATGTTAGCGAACGTTGTTACAAACTTAGCAAGAGATGCGTTAAATGACTGGGCAAAAGTCGTTTGGACAGACGCTCATCTTTTGACATACCTCAATGATGCTACGCTCGCAATAGTCAACATGAGGCCGGACGCGAACAGCGTCATTGCAAATGTGGCGCTTGCTGCTGGTTCCCTTCAGTCTCTCCCCACTGGCGGCAGGCGTCTTTTTGACATAACGCATAACGTGACTGGCGGTGAGTCAATCAAGCGCACGGATCGAAGTGTACTTGATCTGATGAATCCAGAGTGGCGGAGCGTAGAAGCAACGATAGTCAGGGCCTATGTTTATGATGAAAGAACACCCAAACAGTTCTGGGTGTACCCGTCCATTCCATCCGGCCAGACACCAAGCGTTGAAATTCAATACGCCTCAGCTCCCGCAGTAGTCACTGACGTTGATGCTGACGACTTCCCGCTCGATGACAGCTACGCGCCCGCAGCTGTTGAGTGGATCTTGTACCGGGCATGGTCACAAGACGACACGAGCCCTAATTACAACCTGGCTCAGCAAAAGTATCAGTCTTTCTTCAGCATGCTTGGCCAAAAAGTGCAGGCTGACGCAATGGTTTCTCCTGAAGCGGCGGAGGCCAAAAAGTAAATGGTAGCGGTCAGTGAGTTTTTGACATACATCCACAAGGATCTTCACCAGTGCACTGAGGCCCTGGTGACTGAGCGTTTAGGAACGATCCTTACAGAGTTCTGCCAGGCAACGAAGATATGGCAAGTTGATCTGGACCCGCTGACCATTATCCCGAACGTGAAAGATATTGATCTGTGCCTGCCAGAGAACACGACCCTGGTGGAAATCAGGCGCCTTGTGTTCGATGGCAAGACAGAATTGGTCGCAAAGTCCATAGATTGGCTGGACCGTGACGATATCAACTGGCGCACGAAATCAGGCGATCCAACGTTTTATACCAACGTGTCACGAAATGTGATCAGAGTATCGCCGCACCCGGATACCGTTCAGGCGCTCAAGATCACTGGACGGGTAGCAGTTAAGCCCACAAGAACAGCAACAACCGTTGATGACTTCTTGTTTGATGACTGGGCAGAGACGATAGCGGCCGGCACTAAAGCCGCATTACTCTCCATGCCAAGCAAACCGTGGACGTCTCAAAACGAGGCGGCATTGTTCTCTATGCAATACCAAACAGGTGTCAATGAGGCTTTGGCCATGGCTGGCAACAACCATACAGCAAGAATCAGACGACGAACTAAAGCTTATTTCTAGGAGCATAAAATGTCATTGTACGGATCAGTAATATGGGTGCCCAGTGACCGAACAGGCGCTACTGACATGGCGCTGGAGCTTGAGCAGTTCGTTCGAGCGAACCAGCCCAATCAAGTTGTTGTGGCGCCCGGATCTACTATAAAGCTTCGTGATTTTGGTAAGAAGGGTACGCTGTTATCCACGGATCATGTAAAGATCGACTTCGGGGATTGCGTAATATTATGGGATAACGATGCCAAATGCGTTGATCTTAACAATGCCGCAAATGCCAGCGACGAAGTTAACGTAACAGCCATTGCAGTTGAGAATATCGATTCATATACACCGACAACCAAAGTTTCTATTGACGCCACCCTTAATGCAAAAGTACATGATTGGGTGGCTATCTATAGTGATAGCGCTAATCCTTCCAAGTCAGGCGCTAAAATGGGCGAGATCAAGCAACTAATCAGGGACCAGACTGTTGACGGTGGTGGGTTTGCTCTAAACACCTCGTCCAAGCTTTCAAGGCCGTCTCTTTTCGTCACTAACGTAAGGTGTCGGGTGCTATCAAAGACTGCAAAGCTTAGCTTGAGAGGCGGTATATGGCGGGGTAACGGTAATAACAATGATCTAAATATAACTACTAGAGAAAAATGTATCACGATTATCGGATATGTTCAGCCCGAGCTGTACGATATGAGATGCGAAAAGCCCTGGGCACAATTTATAACTCTTACGTGCAACGCTGACCATAGGATTAGAAACATCACTATGACTGATAGCTTGAACGTCGTAGATGATGCAGAGGGCAACCAAAACATACCAGGATATACATACGGTGTTTGTTTATATGGAATGAATGATGGGGGTGTCGCACACGATATTAAGGTTCGAAACTGTCGCCACCCTGCTGGAACCACGGACGGTAACTCTGGAAATACGACGACGTGGTATTTCATGGGGTACCCAACAGCATGTACGTTTGAAAACGTTACAGGTTGGAACTGCTATGGCTCTCTGACTGACAGTCACGAAGAAGGCGCCCATATCGTTTTCAAAAACATCACGTCGTTTTACCCGGTTCAGGATTACGCTAACACGCTCGGGGTGACGCACCAATCCAGAAGCTTTAACGAGACGATTGAAAATGTTACATGCATTGGCGGTACCGGAGGCGTCCGAATTTCAGACGTTGATCACGGTGAGCAGAACAGGGTGATCCTTAGAAATGTGACAACACGATATGTGCAAAACGGAGGCGCTAACGCTTTTGGGATCGACATCAAAGACCGTTCAGCTGCAAACGAGATACTTGTGATAATGGAAAATGTTCACATGACTGGCAGTGAAAGAGGGATACACGTAGGGAAAAACGCAAAGCTTGTCTATAACAACGTATCGGCGAACGGATGCCTGTGGTTTATGGATGTTGACGCGGGTGCGGTTGTTATCGGAACTGGAACGTATCTTGATTTTACCGATTCTCCTTACGGCCTATCCGAAGCTGTTCATTACTGCTTTAGGCTTAGGTCGGAAGTGGGTAATAGCCCAACAGTCGTACTATTGGATAGTCCCGTTGTAGTTCAACGTACCACAGATCAACCCAGACATTTTTGGGATGAGTGGGACACAAACGAAGTGAAACTTGTACACCATCCCGGCATTACTCTTTACCAGCCTAATGGTGGAACGGCAATGATTGATAGGGAATCAGGTGAAACCACTATAGATAACGCGACTGGGGTTTCAACAGTTGCATTAGGGGCTTAATATGAAAAAGTTAATCCTATCAATGATAGTTCTTATATCGACCAATGCGTTCTCATATTCAGGCGGTGATTGCGAATCGTTCACTAACTCGACAAGAGCAGAGAAAGAACTTGTTATGG